TCAGCACCTGACGCAAACGGTTTGGTTCACGTTGTGAAGACCGCAGTCGTAGTGACCGCCGCAACCGCAACAGATACAAACATCGAAGTTGCAAAGGGAAGCCATTTCAAGATTGGCGATTTCATTGGTAACGGATCAAAGGGTGGCGAAATTTCAGCCATCGACAAAACAGATCCTTCAAAGGACGTGATCACCGTCAAGGCAACATTAGGCGTTGCATTGAAGAAGGGTGACGGTCTGTTCCAGTCTTCAGCCGTTGGCGGAACAACCGTAAAACATCACGCAAAGGCCGTGGCCGGCGAGAATTACACCATCGAAGGCGGAAATCAGTTCAATTCCGCATGGGTGATCGCCGTTGTTTACGGTTCAAATGTTCCGGCCCTTCCTGACGCCGTGTTGAACGATCTGAAGGGTGTTCATGTAATCTAATCGTCATAAGTAAAAGAATCACATTATGGAAAAATCATTGATGGTCGGTCTGACCGAAAAAGACATGGATGCGGTTGTTCACACTTATGATCTGAAACCGTATTATTATCCAACACTTTTCCCATTGAAGGAAAAGCAGACATTGACATGGAAGTTGCTTGAAGCACAGACCGGTTTGAAGATTGCGGCCGATCTCGTTGCACGTGGCGCAACATCACAGAAGAAGACACGTCAGGCGATCGCAAAGATCACCGGTGACATGCCAAAGTTGATGATCAGCCGTGAAATGGAAGAAGACGAGTTGACCGAATACGACATCATGGTCGCAATGACATCGGGCAATCCTGATCTTCGTGCATTGGTTGAAGCATGGGCAGAGGACACACAATATTGTTGGACCGGTATTGCCGCACGTGCAGAGTGGATCGCCCTGAAGCAGATTTCACTCGGTAAGGTGACATTCACCAATTCAAACAACGCCGCAGTCGTAACAGAATACGACGTTGATTATCGGATGGACGCAGATCAGAAGATCGGTGTTGCGGCATCATGGAACGCCGGCACAAGCGCAAAGCCATTGACCGTTGATTTCCCAAAGGCAATCAAGGCCCTGAAGGCACGTGGCGTCACCGCCAAATTTGCGTTCATGAATGTTGATACATTCGCCGCCTTCGCAAGTCAGGAAGAAGTCATCAAGAAGACCGCAAGTCTGACAGAGAATCTGACCGGTGCATACGACACCGCCGACGTTGAATCAGTCAACGCATATCTTCTGAAGAAGAAGGCAATTTACAAGGGCCTTCAGATCATCGTTTTGGATCAGGACATCACAATCGAGTTGGCAGATGGTAGCCAGTCAACTGGAAATCCATTCACCGACAACGTTGTTCTGTTCAGCGAATCAAACGTTTTGGGTAATACCTTCTATAAGAAGCCAATCGATTTCACACGTCGTCAGTCTTCTGTTGCCGTTATGGCGATGAATGGTCACACCCTGATCAAGAAGTATTCAGAGGAATCACCAGTCAAGGAAGTAACAGAGGGAATCGCAAATCTGTTCCCGGCTTGGAATCTTTCAGGTCGTTCCGTTCTGATGCAGACCAACGCAACAAGTTGGAATCTCTAAACATGAATCGTTGATGGCCGGGGATCATCCCGGTTCCCGGCCACCAAATAAATCCTTCTTTAAGTTATGGCAATAGTAAACAACCGTGAATATATCGAAAAGACGTTGTCACGTTTCGGCGTGGACGGCGACACGATTGATCTGATCATGATCGACAATTCCGAATTGGAAGAACTGGATCATGTCGATTCAAGGGCGTGCAAAGTTGCCATGTACGGTGCAATGTCAACCATTCTTCCTTCAATGTGTTCGAATGTAACTGAAGGCGGTTATTCTGTTTCATGGAACATGGACGGCCTGAAGTTATGGTTCAAATCCCTTTGCGGCGAATTGGGCCTTTCTGATACGATCACACAACCGAAGGTCAGAAACAGATCAAATCGTTGGTAATATGGCAAACGTGAAGCAATATCCACACTATCTTTGGAAGTTCGTGACGCCTGATGGCGACGCCGTACAGAACGAAGACGGAAATTTCGTTTCGCCTGATCCTTCATGGATCCTTCATGGCCGATGTCGTGAAGAAACCAACGGAAAAGGATCCGTGATCACGTTGGGCGATGGCCGTCAGATCACATTCGGTGCGTTGATTCAAAGTCCGAAAGGAACGGCGAAGATCCCTGAAGGAACAAAGATCCGTGTCACGAACGATCCCGATGGATCTGATGTTCGTGTTTCCGGGGAATGCCTGAAGGGTGACGTTGGCCAGTTACACACAAGACATTGGATGTAATATGGGAATCAAAGCGAATTTCACGAAGGAAGACATCAAACGCCGGTTCGATCGGTTCCTGAATCAGATCGAGAAAGAAGAAGTCCGTGTTCTTCAGTATTTAGGCGAAGAATGCGTCAAATACGCAAGGGAAATCCCGGCGTCACGTGGTTACACGGACAGAACTGGACATCTTCGATCTTCGACCGGTTACATGATCTTTAAGGACGGTCAGGCCATCCATTCGAATTTCGAAGCGGTAAACGGCCCGGAAGGCGGCGGATCATCTTCTGTTGGTATCAACGAAGGTCAACGTGTGGCAACAAACGCCGCCAAACGTCATCCTGAAGGTTTGTGTTTGGTTGTCGTGGCCGGTATGTCATACGCCGTTTATGTCGAATCGACCGGTCGTGACGTTCTGACATCCACCGAAACATTGGCAAAGAAGGAATTACCAAAACTGATCAACGATCTTGTTGATTCAATCAATAAAGCAATATGAAAACAACATTCGATCTGAACACGATCCTTTTCAGGATCCTGAACGTCCACAAAGACGAATTGGCCCTGACCGGTGCAATATATAAAGACGATGATCGTCCGATGAATTCCGAAAAGGAAGACATTTCGATCAACACCATCGACCTGACGGTTGATTATGCGCCACAGATCGCAACATCGAACGTCAACATTCATGTTCCTGATAAGATCGTGAAGTTGGGTGGATCTGATCAATACAAAAAGAATGATCCACGATTGAAAGAACTGACGGCGAAGGTCATCGACCTGATCAAATCTGAACACGTTCCCGATGTCGGTCTAAACATCGAAGGCCAGTCATTATTGAAAGACGTGGATTCTTCACATCAACACTATTCCAACATCAGGATCAGTTGGTCGATTCACAATTAGAACAAAGTAAGTTATTCACAATTAAAAAATTTCATTGATATGATTACACTTGGATTATCAAAGATCGTCGTTGCGGATCCGATCGAAATGGATTCAGTAACAGACAAGGCCGGCGTATTAGCCGCATTGAAGGCCATCACCAATCCACAGAAGATCGGTAAGACCTACAAAGATTCTTGTAATATCAATCAGGACAAAGCGGATTCAACCGATCACTATGAGGAAGGCAAATCCGCACCTGAAGTCCACAAGAAACAACGTAAGATCCCAACATTGGCGTTTCAGATCATGAATCCAACACCGTTGAAGTTATCAACATACGTTGGTGGTGATCAGCAGACAGACGCAAACGGTTGGGGAACCGATGGTTCTGAAGTTGTTGCAAACAAAACAATCATCGTAGTCACAGAACAAGGTCTTTGTTTTGTTGTTCCAAAGGCTGACATTGACGCCACATTGACCGGCGCATTGTCAACAACTGGAATCCTTCTGACTGATTTCACCGTCACACCTTTGGCAACAAAGGCAAAGGCGTTCTATGCATTCGCAAAGGACGACATCCCACAAGCGATCCTGAACGCCGCAGAAGACACAGACGCAACAGATAAGGGTGAGGAAGACGACGGCAAGGATCCAACATAAACCGCCTTTTTTGTCATTTTAGCGAATATATTTAAGACCGACGGCCCGATGTTTCAATGTACGTCGGGCCGTTACTTTTAGAAATTGATCAGAAATGGAAGAAATGAAACCGCAAACAGAAGCGAAGAAAGACGAAAAGTCGATGGAAATGAACGAACTGAATCGCCTGATCGGACATGGTCTGAAATTCAGGATCACACGATTCAAGGAAGTTCGTCAGCCGGGATTCTTCGGAAGATTCAAAAAGATGATCCGTGTTCCTGAAGAATTGGAATTCGAATTGCATGAACCGACATTGGCCGTCATGGATCGATTGTCAAAGGAAGGAATTGAAATGGTGATCCACGAAAAGGATCTTCAGGAAGAAACGTCAGGTGTATCAACGGCGAAGGCCCTGATCGCCAAACATTCGATCAGAATGGCCCGATACGTGGCGATCGCCGTGTTGGGTGAAGAACTATTCATCCCGAAGGAGATCGGCGCACACGTGCAATATAAAGAAGACACACGACGATTGTCTGAACTGACAGACATCTTCGCCCACACGATCAAACCTTCAAAGTTGTACCAACTTGTAATTGGTATCAACACGATCGCCAACATGGGGGATTTTACAAATTGTATCAGATTAGCCAGTTCAAACAGAACGACGATCCCGAATCTGATACAATAATGACCGGTTTGCAATCGCCATACGGTCGAAGGGGTTCCATTTGCGCACATTTCGGATGGACGTGGGAATATCTTCATCATGGGATCGCATGGTCGGTCGTTTCTCGCATCATGATCGATCTTCCGGCCTTCCATTCAAAGAAGGACGATGAAAACGTCAAGTTGGACGAAGACAACGCCGACGACGTAATGAATTACATCAATAATATGTTATAAAATGAAAGTTGACAACGGTGCATTGGATTTCGACGCCACAATGGACAATGGTCAGTTGAATCAGGCGATCGACGAAGCCACGAAGAAGATTCAAGGTTTCGCCGACACGGCGGAATCATCCGGTCAGAAGTTGGATGACATGTTTGATCTGACAGAAGAAAACATCAACATCCAAAAGAAGGTGATCAACGATCTTGAAAATGAATATGCAAACCTGAAGATCGAGATCAACAAACTGAAACCGGGATCCGCACAAGACGAACTGATCCGTCAGGCGAAGGATCTTGAATTGGAAATCGACGCCGAAAAGGTGGCGTTGAAAGGTTTACAACAGACCGTCGAAGAAACCGGCGTGAAGACGCAATCCCTTCGACAAAGAAAACGTGAATTGATTCAGGAATTGGCCAACATGGAAATGGCCGGCCAACGTGACACACAGAAATATCGTGAAATGCGTGACGAATTGGCCGTCCTGACTGATCAGATGGCCGACACCACGGCACAAGCACGAAAATTGGCGTCTGATACGGCCACGTTTGACGGTATGATCAACGGCCTTTCAGGTGTTGTCGGTGGATTCACCGCCGCACAAGGCGCAATCGGTCTGTTTGCCGGAGAGAATGAAAACCTTCAAAAGATCATGTTGAAGGTTCAATCCCTGATGTCCATCACAATGGGCCTTCAGCAATTACAGAATACATTGGATAAGGATTCCGCCTTTCGATTGGTTACATTGAACCAGTTGAAGGAATTGTGGTCGAAGATCACCGGAAAACAAGCGATCGCACAGACCGCCGAAACGGCCGCCACAAATGCAAACACAAGGGCCGAAACCGCAAACGCCGCCGCAACCGCCGGAGCCGCCGCCGCACAAACGGCCGAAACCGTGGCCGCCGGAGCCGGAACCGTTGCCAATTGGTCGTTGGCCGGAGCATTCAGGGCCGTTGGTTTGGCCATTAAGTCGATCCCGGTGTTTGGATGGATCGTGGCCGGAATTTCCGCCCTGATCGGAGTTGTTGAAATGTTCACGGATTCAACCGACGACGAAACAGAATCAATCAAGAAATCAACAAAGGCCCTTCAGGATCAAGAACAACAGATGTCGGCGTCTGATCGTGTTATGAAGGCCGCCGGCGAGGCGTCACAAGAAACAAAGGCGAAGATCGAGATCCTGACCGGGATCATTCATGACAACGCATTGGCGATCGACGTCAGGAAGAAGGCGATCAATCAGTTGAAGACCATCATTCCGGGTTATAATGCCATGATTTCTAACGAAGGCGTGATCACACGTGAAAACACGAAGGCCGTCGAAGATTACATCGACGCATTGGATCGAATGGCGTTGGCGAAGGCCGTTCAGTCGGAGTTGGAAAAACTGGATCAGAAGCAATTGCAAGCAAGGATCAAACAGACGAAGGCACAACAACAGATCGACAAAAACGTGTGGGCCGAAAATCAGGAAAAACAACGTCAGTCTGATTTCAACAATCCAAACGTTCAGAGATCCGACGCAACCAACGTCGTGACCGCCGGCACACAACAAGAAATGGTCGCATCGCAGAAGGCCAAAAGTGATCTGTCAGCCGCCCGGAAGAATATGGAATCCGCCAAAAAGGATATGGACGCCATTCAGAAGGACAAAGAAGTCCTGAAACAGATCTTCAAGGAAGACAATTTGGCGTCCGCATTCGTCGAGGAACCAAACCTGAACGGAAAGTCCGGGAAGGGTGGAAAAGGTGGATCCGGAAAGAATGATCCTGAAGTCAAGACGTACAAAGAAAAGTTGGCCGCAATCAAGGCCCTTTATGATGATTACAACAAATGGCGTAATTCATCAGATGAAAAGGTCCGTCAGGACGCAAACGTCGAATTCGCTGATCTGATCAAACAAGGTGCGTCATATATGGCGTATTTGGAACAACAACGATCAAAACTGGAAGCGACCGGCGTGAAGACCGCCGCACAGAAAAGCCAGTTGAAGGATCTGAACGACGCCATTGCGAACGCAACAAAGGAAACCGTGATCAATGATTTCCAACAATCCCTGAAAGATCAGTTGTCTTCAGCCGACAACGTTCTTCAGAAGTTGGACATGATCGCCGAAAAACGAAAGGAATTGTCAGGCGACGGATCCGACATCGACAAAGCGGAATCAGACGCATTGGATCAGGCACAAAAGGCCGCCGAAGATCAACTGAAGGATCAGACCAAAAACCTTCTGACAGAATATCAGTCATACGTTGACAAACGTCTTCAGATGGAAAAGCAATTTCAGACCAACGTTGCCATTCTTGAAAATGCAAGGAAGGCGGCCACGGATCCTGAAGATCAGGAGAAGATCCAACGTGCGATCGAAAACATGAAAGGTCAGTTCGATCAGATCATGAAGTCTTCAGGCGATTCACAATATGATCAGTTGTTGGATTCATATCGTACCTTTGAGGAAAACAAAACGAAGATCCACGAAGACTTTGAAGAAAAGCGAAGAATCGCCACACAACACGGCGATCAAGGTTTGGTCGATAAATTGAACAACGAAGAAGCAAAGGCCCAAATGAAGAATTCGTTTGACGCCCTGAAGGCGTCGCCCGATTATGTCAGGGCCTTCGAAGATCTGAAGTCTGTTTCGACAGAAACATTGACGTCGTTGTTGAAACGTTTCGACGAAGTGAAGGAAGCCGCCGCACGTGACATGAATCCTGAAGATCTTCGTGAATACATGCAGACCATTCAGTCATTGATCGACGAAATGAATTCACGAAATCCATTCGCCGGAATGGTGAAAGGATATAAGGAATTGAAGGCCGCCGCAAAGGAAGTCGAAGAAGCGGAAAAGAATCTGAAGAAGATCCGTGATAATGGCGGAACCGGAACAGAAGACGAAGTCAAGGCGATCAACAAGGTCAACAAGGCCAAAGACAAATTCATGAAGAAGAACAAGGAAGTTCGATCTTCTGAAAAGACTTTGAAGAATCAGGTCGGCCAGTTGTGCGATGAACTTGACAACGTCGGAAAGGCCATTGGTGGCGAAGCCGGTGACATTATCAGTCTGATCGCCGACATTGGAAACTTTGTTATGTCTTCGATCGATTCCTTCAAGGCCGTAACGGCGGCAACGGCGCAAGCCATGTCAACAATGGAAAAGGCGTCCGTGATCCTGACCGTCATTTCAATGGCCTTCACATTGGCACAAAAGATCGCATCGTTGTTCGGTGACGGTGGCGAAGCCGATTATAAAAGGGCGTCGGAAGTTTACAAAGAATATATTTCCGTACTGGATGACGTGATCGACAAACAAAAAGAACTGATGGAAACCATGTCGGGCGAGAATGCAAAGAATTCCTATAAATACGCCCTTCAGTTGGTTCAGGAACAGACAGACGCCGCACGTGAATTGGGAAAACAATATCTGAACACCGGCGCAAAGTCCGGATTCTTGGGAATCGGATCGAAGGCGTCACATGGTGTTGATCAGCGAAAGAACATTTCGTCTGAAGCATGGAACCAGTTGCGCAACATGGCAAATCAGGGAATCATTTCCCTGACTGAATATTCCAATATTGCAGAAGGTCGAATGACTGGATTGTTTGATCTTTCGGCGTCACAAATTCAATGGATGCGTGAACATGCGCCAGTCTTTTGGGCAAATTTGGCCGAAGAAACACGAACATATTTGGAACAGATCGCCGAATGTGCTGATCAGACGGCCGAATTGGGTGACAAAATGAAGGAATCGTTGACCGGTGTTGACTTTTCTTCGATGTCAGACGATTTCGTGTCACAACTGGAAGACATGGACGCAAAGGCGAAGGATGTGGCGGAAAGTATTTCCGAATACATGCGAAAGGCCCTGATCAAACAGATGTTTTTGGCCAACTACAAAGACCAATTGCAAAAGTGGTATGACATGTGGGCCGATGCGATGGATCCTGACGGCGAAGGTGGAACATCCATCACGGATCAGGAACAGAAGGCGTTGGACACCCTTCGTGATTCAATCGTCAATGGTGCAACGGCGGCCGCAAAACAGATTAATGATCAGTTCAGATCCGCCGACGATCAACAAGACGCCGCCGAAGGATCAGTTCAGTCAGTAACCGAAGAAACGGCCGGAAAGATCGAAGGTCAGATGCAAGCGATCCGCATTAATCAGATGGAAGCATTGGAACACATGCGTCAGGCTTTAGTATATTTGGCGATCATTTCTTCGAATTCCGGATATTTGGTCAAGTTGAACAAACTGGATCAGATTTTGGAAAAGATGGGATCAGATTCCGACACGTTACGTGGTCAGGGTTTAGCATAAAACAACACGATCGGGAAGACCGGGATCTTCCTGATCATAAATATCGAAAATTATGGCAAATACGCAAAATTTGATTTTATACCTTCCATTCGATGAAGGTCAGGGATCCGCAAAGGCTTATGATTTTTCACAGAATCGAGCCGACGCCGAAGTCACCGGATGTGATTTCGTATCGGGAAAGGTCGGAAATGCGATCGAATTCCCTGACGGAGTTGGAAAGGCCGACATCAACAAAGATGTGTTGGCCAACGTCCTGAACCAGTCGTGGACGATGATGTTTTGGATCAATCCGTTATCAGTCAAGGTCGGATCACCAACGAAGATCATCTTCATGTTCGCATATCAGGGTATCGATCAGTATTGGACACAAGAAATTCCAATCGATCCCGGAACATGGATGAACGTTGCCGTCGTGAAGGAAAACAACACCTTCAGATTTTACGTCAACACGCAATTGTTTGCAACCGTTGAACATTCAGGATCATTGACCGGTTTTTCTGTTGATCAGGACTATTATGGCGGCGATCAGATGGGATTGGCGATGGTTGATGACCTGAAGATCTTCAATATTGCGATGACATACACCGAATTGTCTGACGAACTTTCAAACGTCCGAATGTTGGAATATTATTTGGACGGCGTGAATTTCAAGGATTATGGTGTTTATGTATCGAAGTCCAAAGGTTTGGTCAGTCGTCCAAAGATGAAGACGCCGTTGACGGAAAATTGGTCGAGCTATCATGGAAAGATGATCGATCTGAATCACAAGTTTTTGGAAGAAAGAACGATCAGTTTGGATTGTTTCATCAAGACGGATGAAGGAAAGGGCGGTTATGCCGTCGCCCTGAACAATTTTCTTCGTGTCTTCGATAAGAAGGGAACACACCGTCTTCTTTGCGACATTCATCCGACACATCCATTGGTGTTTGAAGTCTATATGGAAGACGAAATCGATCCGGACAAAACATGGAACGACAATTTGATGGTGGGAACATTCACCCTGAAATTGAAAGAACCATTACCAGTCAAACGAGTTCTGAAGTTCATGAAAGTTTCGTCAGCGACATCAACCGCAACGATCAGCCTGAATTCAGAAAAGGTCCTGAATGTGTATTGGGGCGACGGATCCGTTTCAAAGGATGTTTCAGGGCCGGTCGAATTATCCCACACATACGAAGACAATGACGATTATTTCATTGTAATTGCCGGAGTAATTGAAGAAATCACATCATTTGACACCAACGCAATTGTGATATGGCAAAAGATTTAAGAATTTATCATCCGGACGGAACGAACGAAGTCATTGAATCATTGGCAAAGTCAACACACGTTGAATCTGCAAACCAACAGATCGACGGTCAGAATTCTGACGTTGTCAACCTTCAGATTCGTTCGGCCGTTCCGGTCGATTATCAGATCGGATCATATATCGACGTATATGGCCGACGTTATTGGTTGAATAAGAAGGGAACGATCAGAAAATCTTCTGAATCAGATTTCCTTTGTACTTTCAAAATGGAAGGAGTTCAGAACCAGTTGGCCCGATCTTCTTATGATCCAAATTTGGATCCAACACACACCGGCGCAAACCTTCGTGTTGAATCATTGACGGCGGATCTGAAAAGATTCATGGAAGTCCTGATCATGTCAAGTCAGGAAGCGACACCGGGATTGTTCACATTGGGAACGATCCTTCAGAACACCGAAACGAAGACCATTTCGTTTGCGGATTCTGATTCGTGTCTTTCAGTCCTTCAAAGACTTTGTCAGGAATACGACACGTTTTTCACGTTCACACCTTCTTCAGACGGTTCATCTTATGCGATCAACATCGGTCAGGAAGGTGTCGAATTTCCATTCACGTTCAAATATGGTGTCGGTCGTGGAATCTATGATCTGACACGTGACAACGTTGACGACGGAAACATCATCAACCGCCTGAAGGTTCGTGGATCAACACAAAACATCATATCGTCGAAATACGGCGACACATGCCTTCTTCTTCCTAATACACAAAGATCTTCTTCATACGTTGAAGATCAGGCGTCGATCGCCAAATATGGAATGTGGGTTGGAACAAAGGTCTTCGATGATGTTTATCCACACAGAACCGGAACGATCACGGCGTTGGGATCTGACGTGTTCACCTTCATTGATTCCGGGATGGATTTCGACCTGATGGCAACAGATAAGGACGGAAATTCGTTGTATCTGTTGAATGGCGAATCGGCGAAGATCCATTTCAATTCAGGTCAGTTGTCCGGAATGGAATTCGATGTCATCAGTTATGAACATTCGACAAAGAAGTTCGTGATCAAGGCGGTTGACGACGAAACCGGATTCAGGATCCCGAATGCGTCAACGGCCGCATATCAGATGAAGACCGGCGACAAATACGTCCTTCTGAACATCTACCTTCCACAATCTTACATCACGACCGCCGAAAACGAATTGGCGGAAAAGGCCCAAAAATATCTGAAGCAAGAATCAACGCCCGAAGTGAAGTATTCGTTGACGTTGTCGGAATTCTTCCTGAAGAACGTCATGAACGAAAATCCTGATCAGAATCTGTTTTGGATCGGTGATCTGATAAAGATTGAAGATCAGGACATGGCGATCAATGCTTCGATCAAAATCGTTGGTCTGACACGTGATCTGTTGGATCCTTACAATTACGGCCTGACGATCGCCGATCAGATGGTGACGGCCACCGTTGGAACAACGATCATCAATGATCTGAAGGACATCAACACAACGATCATCACAAACAAGTTGTTTGACGCCGCACGATCACGCCGTAACTGGAGAGATCAACAACAACTTTTGTCGATGATCTTTGATCCTGACGGATATTTCACGGACAAAATCCGACCTGAATCCGTTGAAACAGAAATGTTGTCAGTCGGTGCAAAGTCGATGCAATTCGGATTGGTTGGAACCGTATTTCAGCCAAATTACGGCGGAAAACCAAACAGAATCGTTGTGAATCCGGGCGGCCAGTTGGTTCATTACACAATCGACGAAAATCAGGCCCGAACATGGAATCTTCAGAACTTGGATCAGACATTGACAGAAGTCGGCGACGGAAAGACGTTGGCAACGACCGCATATTATATTTATGCGAAATGTCAGAAGTCATCAAATGTCGGTCAGATCGTGATCACGACACAACAACACAAAGTCAACGATTCGACCGCATATTGGTTTTGGATCGGCGTTCTGAACATGGTTGATTCAGACACCAACACACGAACGATCGCCCTGACATACGGATTCACAACCGTCAATGGACGATTCATCAAGACCGGAAGGATCCAGTCAGCCGACGGCGTGACATATTTCGATTTGGACGCCGGAGAAATTGGCGGAAAGATCGTGTTCACACGTAATGATCAACAGATGAC